AGGTCCAACTGATATGTTGACATATTATGAAAATAGATATAAAAATGCAATACAACAGTTCGCGGGAATGCAACTGGGTAGACGAAGACGAGACGATTATACTGACGGAACAGTCAGAATACAAGTTAAGTCACCGTCTCCATAAATGAGGAGAAAAAATTATGGCAATAACATCGGCAATATGTAACAGTTTTAAAAACGAACTTATGACTGCAACACATAACTTTACGGCGTCTACAGGAAACACTTTTAAAATTGCATTGTACACAAGTTCTGCAACTCTAAGTGCGTCTACTACGGCTTATAGTTCATCAAACGAAATAACTAATGCTTCTGGATCTGCATACACGGCAGGTGGAAAAGCATTAACAAACATTACTCCATCTTTAGATGGTTCAACAGCTTGTGCTGATTTTGATGACGTTAGTTTTACGTCAGCTTCATTCACAGCTAACGGATGTTTAATTTATAACGACACTGCAACAGGTGATCCTGCAGTTTGCGCAGTAGCATTTGGTGGAGATAAAACAGTTTCAAGCGGAACTTTTACAATTCAGTTCCCTGCTAAAGCAGCAACAACAGCTATAGTTAGAATAGCATAAGGAGGTAAATCCTTATGGCATCTATCTGGGGTGGTGATAGTCCTTCAGTAGCCTGGGGAGAAAATTCCTGGCAATCAAATACTATTTCAATTTCTTTAACAGCACCGTCTGCATCGACAACTTCAGTTGGTTCTTTAACAGCTTTTAATCAAAACGGTTGGGGTGGAGCTCAATGGGGTAATGATGGTTGGGGTGTAAACTTTGCTGTAGCTTTAACTGCACCTGCGAGTTTAAGCACTTCATTAGGATCTCTAATTGCTGAACCATTTATAGAAACTACTTTAACTGCACCTACTAATTTAACTTCTTCGTTAGGGTCTTTAACAACAACTCAACTTTCAATCGCAGCTTTAACAGCACCAAGTCAAATGACTTCTCAAGTTGGAGATTTTGATAATGCTGGTACGTTAGTTGGTTGGGGTAGAAATGGTTGGGGTGAAGAACCTTACGGAGATTCATTTAATAAATTAGTTCAACTTTCAGGACTTAACGCAACAGCAAGTGTTGGTGCAGTTACACCTGCAGATGTAGTTGGATTAACAGGGCAACTAGCAACATCTAGTGTCGGATCTTTTAACTTAGAATTTTCATATGTACCAAGTGGACAATTAGCAACAGCAAGTGTTGGAGAACTCTTAGTTGGAATAGGAGTCCCATTAACTGGAGTTTCAGCAACAGCTAGTGTTGGAGCTATTGCTCCTGCGGATGTAGTTGGATTAACAGGGCAACTAGCAACATCTAGTGTCGGATCAACAGTAATTACAGAAACACAATTAATTATAATAGGTACTGATGGTGTAACTACACCGGCTATTTTAACTTCTGCAGTTGGATCTATTGTTTCAGGAATAGGAGTTCCATTAACTGGAGTTTCAGCAACAGCTAGTGTTGGAGCTATTGCTCCTGAGGATGTTGTGGGATTAACAGGGGTTGAAGCAACCGCAGAAATAGGTACAACTGGCTTTGGAACATTGGCATACAAAGATATTGACATAACGGGAATTACATCTTATACAGATGTAACACACGTAGCTTAGGAGAACAAAATTATGGCATCAACATACACAGCGCTCGGCGTAGAATTAATGGCAACCGGTGAAAATGCCGGTACTTGGGGAACAAAAACAAATACAAATTTAAATATTATAGAGCAGATTTCTGGTGGCTATATTGCAAAATCAATTGCAGGTGGAGCACAAACTACAGCTCTTTCAGTTTCTGATGGATCAACTGGTGCAGAATTAGCACACAGAATGATAGAATTTACAGGGACTATTTCTGGAAATCAAATCGTAACGATTCCAAATGATGTTCAAACATTTTATTTCTTAAGAAATTCAACATCTGGATCCCACACAGTGCAATTTAAATATGCAACTGGTTCAGGGGATACTTTTACTTTTTCTGCAACAGACAAAGGTGATCAACTTTTATTTGCTACAGCAAACGATGGAACTAATCCAGATATTTACACCCTAGATTTTGGTGATGTAACTCTTACAGGAACACAGACTTTAACAAACAAAACTTTAACAGACCCTATACTAAGCCCTACTGCGACAACTGCTGGTAAAGTAGAATTTTTAGAAGGCACAAACAATGGAACAAATAAGGCGACCTTAATTGGTCCTGCTTCAACAGCAGATGTTACAGTAACATTGCCCGCAGCAACTGACACATTAGTTGGAAAAGCTACAACAGATACTTTAACAAATAAAACTTTAACTGCTCCTAAGTTTGCAGATGCAGGATTTATTGCCGATGCAAATGGAAACGAACAAGTAATATTTCAAACAACAGCTTCTGCAGTAAACGAAGTAGAGATTACAAACGGAGCTACAGGTAATGGACCAATCATAGGTTCAAGCGGAGAAACTAACGTAGATTTAAATTTAACTCCTAAAGGACTTGGAAGAGTAACTTTAGGTGCTGGTTCAATACAAAACGTAGTTGAAAAAATAACAGTATCTGCAACTGCAGCTACAGGAACAAACAACTATGATGTTATAACTCAAGCAGTTCTATACTATACTTCAAATGCATCGGGTAACTTTACAGTTAACTTTAGAGGAAATGGATCAAATACATTAAACGCTATAATGTCAACAGGGCAGTCTCTTACTGTTGCTTTCTTAGTAACAAATGCAGGTACAGCATATTATAACAACGCTGTTACAATTGATGGGTCTTCAATCACACCTGAGTGGCAAGGCGGTTCAGCTCCTTCAGAGGGAAACACTAACTCCATTGATGCATATACATATACGATAATTAAAACTGGAGATGCTTCATTTACAGCTCTTGCAGCACAAACACAATACGCTTAATAGGAGGTTAATTAGTTATGCCAATAATTGCTAGTTTCGGAGCAGCGGCAGCACAAGGTTTCGGTCAAAGAGCAGGAGCACCTAAACTTTTTGTCACTGCAACAGGTGGAACGATAACTACTTCTGGAGATTTTAAAATTCACACATTTACAGGACCAGGTACTTTCTGTGTTTCTTGCGCAGGTAATGAAGCCGGTTCTTATCAATTTGATTACACAGTAGTTGCTGGAGGCGGTAGCGGTGGTGGAGCTCAGGGTTATGGAAATGCTGGAGCATCTGCCGGTGGTGGAGGAGGATATAGAGAATCCTCTGGAGCAGCTTCTGGTTGTTATTCAATTTCACCTAAAGGTTCTGGTGTAGCTGCAATTACAGCTGCTGTACAAGGTTATCCAATTTCAGTTGGAGGCGGAGCAGGAGGAACTGGCGGACAGGGTTCTGGAGGTCAGGGTTCAACTTCTTCTGCGGCTGGAATATCCTCAGCAGGAGGAGGCGGAGGTGCTTCACAAAGTTCGGCTGGATCGGGAGGATCTGGCGGAGGTGGAGGCTGGGGAGGCCCAAGATCAGGCGGTACTGGAAACTCACCACCTGTAAGTCCACCTCAAGGAAATAATGGTGGTACAGGTCAACAATCAGGACATGTATTTTGTGGCGGTGGCGCTGGAGGTGCAACGACAGCAGGCGGTAATGCTAGTAATCCAAACCACGGACCAAGAGGAGTTGGAGCTACTTCTTCAATAAATGGTTCTCCAGTAGGTCGTTCTGGAGGCGGTGGATCTGGAGCTGGAAATGGAACAGCAGGACCACAACCTGGAGGAGAAGGTGGTGGAAATGGTGGACCTAACGGCGGTAATGGCCAGGCAGGAACTGCAAACACTGGAGGCGGTGGAGGCGGCTCTGGAAGAGGATCTTCGTCAGGAGGCGGCGGATCAGGCGTTGTAATCATAAGGTATCAATTTCAATAATGGCACATTTTGCAAAAATATCAGAAGATAATGAAGTATTACAAGTTTTAACACTTGATAATAAAGACTGTGAAAACTCTGAAGGAGTTGAAACAGAATCAGTAGGACAACAATATTTAGAAACACATAATAATTGGCCAGCAAATCTATGGATACAAACTTCATATTGGACATTAAATAATACACATTTAAATGGTGGGACACCTTTTAGAGGAAACTATGCAGGTCAAGGTTTTACTTGGGATAGTGAAAACGAAATTTTTTGGCCACCAAAACCATACTCTTCATGGGTAAAAAACACATCTGAAGCAAGATGGCAATCCCCAATTGGAGACGCTCCTGATTTAACAGCAGAACAAATAGCGCAGAACGCAGCTGGCACTCATACTAATGAGTATGTTTGGAATGAGTCTGGACAGTCTTGGGATTTGACAAGTTAAGATATATTTAATAAGATACTTTTAATAAAGAAAGTATGAATATGTTGCAAACTATAGTCGTAGATAATTTTTTCTCAAATGTTGATAAAGTAATTAATTTATCTAAAGAATTAAAATACCATTCAGCACCTAGTAATGAAAACTGGCCTGGAATAAGAACAAAATCTTTACATTCTACACACTATAATTTTTTTAATGAAGTAATTTTACAAGTTTTAAATTACTATTATCCAAACTCTGAATTAAAGTATCACAATTCTCATGTTGCTTTTAGTAAACTAAAACATGGAGACAAAGGTAAAACTAGATTTCATCAAGATAATGTAAAACTTGCTGCAGTAATATATTTATCTGACGGTGATATGCAATCAGGAACTACAATTTTTCATACTAAAAAAGATAAACAAATAGTTGTTGCAAACAAGTTTAATACTATGGTAGCTTATGACGGTAAAAAATATCACGGTTATACAAGTTTAAAGCCAGGTAAAAAAGAAAGACTAACATTAAATATTTTTATAGAAGACGTAGAGGTGCTTACATGAATAAACATATATTAAGCGAACAGGCTTTATATTACGGTGATGTTAAAATGCCAGAAGGCTTTGAAATTAATTCATTGGAATTTTCTAAGACTATATTTGATTCCTTATCGAAACAAACAGATTTTATTTTTTCTAAAGAGTGGGATAAATTAAATACTTATCTTATAGATTTTTTAAAACTTAAATTTAAATTAAGTTTAATTAATAAAAAATCATGGGGCACCATATGCACACCAAATGAAAATGTAGGACCTTTGCTAGATGTTGATCCTGTTGATTTAAAAAGCTCCCCAGACTTTACAGTTCTATACGGAATAAACACTGTCGACTGTCATGTTAAAATTTATTACGATGACAATAGACGTAAAGGAAGAAGTTGGGATATAGAACTTGAACAAAATAAATTTATTATGTTTCCCTCTTCATGCACGTATAGTATTTTTAATAAACAGACTAATAATTTAAATTTTATACAAACTATAACATATGAATACATCTAATTATTATTGGTACTTTACATCAGCAATACCACCAAAGTTGTGTGATGATATAATAAAATACAGCTTATCAAAATCAGAAACTATGGCTAGAACTGGTGGATACGGAGACAAAGAATTATCGAAAGAAGATGTTAGAAATATGCAAAGAAAAAGAAAATCTGATTTAGTATGGTTGAATGAAAACTGGATATACAGAGAGCTGCATCCATACATACACGAAGCAAATAAAAATGCTGGTTGGAATTTTGAATGGGACGTTTCTGAGAGTTGTCAGTTTACAAAATATAAATTAAATCAATACTATGACTGGCATTGTGATAGTTGGGATAAACCTTACGATAAACCAAACAATCCTGCAGAACACGGTAAGATACGTAAGTTGTCTATGACGTGTCAGTTGACAGATGGTTCAGAGTATGAAGGTGGAGAGTTAGAATTTGATTTTAGAAATTATGATCCACATGCAAGAGATGAATTAAAACATTTAAAACAAGCAAAAGAAATATTGCCAAAAGGATCTATTATTGTATTTCCATCATTTGTATGGCATAGAGTTAAACCGGTAACGAAAGGAGTAAGATATTCATTGGTCATGTGGAACCTTGGATATCCATTTAAATGAACACAGTAGAATATTTTAAAACACCTATTTGGTTTGAACAAAAACCAGAGTTTTTAAATTCGCTTAATAAAGCGTCTAATAAATATATTAAAGAAGCTAAGAATTGTGAGAAAGCTAAAGCACACATAAAAAAATATGGTGACTTTGGTACAAGTTATCATTCTCCTTCTCTCGTAGATGACAATGATTTTTTTGATTTTAGAAATTACGTTGGTCAAAAGTCTTGGGACTTTTTAGATTGGCAGGGTTTTGATCTAACAGATTATGCTGCAGTGTTTAGCGAAATGTGGGTACAAGAATTTTCTAAAAAAGGTGGTGGACACCACAGTGCACATGTACATTGGAATCAACATGTATCTGGGTTTTATTTTTTAAAATGTAGTGATAAAACTTCTTACCCAGTTTTTCATGAACCAAGGACCGGGGCAAGAACAACTAAATTAAAATTAAAAGATACAAAAGATATTGTGCCTGCTTCTGAGATAATACATTTTAAACCAAGACCCGGTACTCTATTAATTTTTCCAGGGTATTTAGAACACGAGTTTGTAGTTGATTTAGGTATAGACCAGTTTAGATTTATACATTGGAACATTCAGGCAATACCGAAAGGCGTAGCTAAAGATGTTTACTAATATTTTTAGTAGTTTTGTTTACAATACAATAATAAGAACAGACAATAAAAAAATACTTGAAGTATGTGATAAAGAATTATTAAACCCTTCTGATCACAATCAAGTTGATTTACCTAAGAATAAAAAATTAAAACCGTTGTTAGATGAGATTAAACTTCACGTCGGTGTTGTAGCTAAACACATGGGTTATGGTGACAAAATAAAACCGGTATGTACACAGTCATGGATAAATGTAGGTAATGCAAAAGAAATTATTAAACCACATCTACACCCTAAAGTAGATCTGTCTTGTGTTTACTATCCTCTAGCAGATAACAATTCTAATAAAATAGAGTTTTTAAACCCATGTCAACAAGTTCAATACGTAATAAAAACCGATAAGATCGATAGCTGGAATCAGTATAACTCAGTAACATGGACAATTGAACCATCTGATAATAAACTAATAATATTTCCTTCTTGGCTATTACATTACGTTGTGGATAAAAATAATTTAAAAAGAGTATCTATTGCTTTAAATTTTACTTTATAAAAATGTTTAAAATAAAAAAGAATGTATTAAATAAAAATTTATTTGAAAAAATAAATACTAAAATTCAAAGTAAATACTTCCCTTGGTTTACTCAAGACTATGTTAATGCACCTGATGAAAGTGGTTATGGTTATTTTACACATTATTTATATTTAGATAATAAAATAAACAGTCCTTTTTATGATTTAATTATGCCAGAGTTTTTAAACCTTTTTAAAAATAAAAAATTATTAAGGGCAAGATTAAATCTATATACTAAAACACCTAAAACTATTAAACATGCATACCATATAGATTATATGTTTAAACATAGATCAGTTGTGTATTTCTTAAATGATAATGATGGTTGTTTATTTTTTAAAGATCCGTATAAAAAAATTAAACCAGAAAAAAATAAGTGTGTTATATTTGATGGTAACTATGAACATGCTAGTTCTTCATGCACAGATAGACCATACAGAATTACACTAAATATAAATTATGAGTTTTAAAAAAAATAAATATACAATTATCCGTCAAGCAATATCAAAAGACCTAGCAGCTTTCGTTGCAAACTATTTTAGTATGCAAAAACAAGTTTATGATACCTGTAGGGAACATGGGTATTTTTCACCGTTTGAAACCATCATTGGATATTATGAAGGTGAAAACGAACAGATTCCAGATACCTATTCTCAATATGCTAATATGGCTATGGAAACTTTATTACTTAAATGTTTACCAGATATGGAAAAAGCAACAGGATTAAAATTACATCCTGCTTATAGTTATGCAAGAATATATAAAAAAGGCGACGAATTAAAAAAACATAAAGATAGATTTAGTTGTGAAATATCTACGACTATGAATTTAGGAGGCGATGATTGGCCGATATATTTAGAAGGTTTAAAAGTAGATTTAAAACAAGGTGACATGTTAGTCTATTCTGGTTGTGAGTTAGAACATTGGAGAG